TTGAGTGCATTTTGTGGATAATATCTGACTCGTGAACACTTGTATAACCACGCTTGAGAGCAACAGTAATATCACGCTCCAGCCGTAGATACATAGTAGCTAGATGCGCTTCATCATGCACAGCCAGCTTGTTGTTGATTTCAGTTATATTTTGCTTGTTCTCCTCGCCGATAGCGTGGATAGTGCTCAATTCCCCCTTCAGCTCCTTGAACTGTTCTTGGTTGAGATGACCAGCTTTACTGGCTCGCATGCCGAACCAACCAGTCGCAACAACTCCAATTGTGGGGGCTAACTGAGTAATCGCATGTATCATTTTCTCGATTATTTCAGACCATGACATAAAATCCTCCTTACTCAATGCGTGGCATGACCACAGTAATCACGCCTTGATTAAGCATATCAGATAGTGACTGCTCTTTGTATGTATAGCCCTCATTAGGCTGCATCTGGAACTTAAAGATAGTCTTGGTTCCACTTGGCCATTTCGGATTGGTATCAAATGGATAAGGCATGGCAATGATGTCTCCGTTTGAATAGCGGGTACTCGTTACAAGTGGCTTGATGAATGCTGCTACCTTGCCATAGGCGTGGGTAGGCATACCTCCATTTTGAGATACTGCCAAGGCAATCAAGACCTCAGTGATAGCTGCTACCGTGTCCAAGTTTTCCTTGTTCTCGGTTCCAGCTTGTTCTAATTTAGCAGTCATTTCTTTATTTTGCTTGAGCTGCTCATCTACTTTATTGAATTTCTCATTTTCAGCACGGTTTGGGAAATTCTCTTGATAAAGAGCCTCAAGAGCTAACTCAAAAAGTTCTGTATTAGACAAGCTGATTTTATCAGCTGGTAGCAAGATTGGGACATTTGCCCCATTCACATTGACCAAAGTGACCTTAGTGGCTGATACTGCACCACTTCCATCATATTCCAAGGACTTTGTCCCATATTCTAGTTTCATATTTCCTCCTTAAATTTTGAATGATATATTATCAAAGTTAAGCCATGTATTGTCTACGTTATTCTTTACAACTATGTTCCCGTTTGGAAAAATGGCTAAAACTGCCATAGAAAAGCTATTATTAATTGCTGTCAAGTATATAACCTGAGATGGTCTAAATCCATCTGGCAATGTTGCTATTATTGTTTCTCTAGCTATATTCCCAGCTCTACTTGAACCTCTGAGATAGACAATGCCATCAAATGACTTAGAACATTGTACTCGATTGTAATCGGGATGATGTTGCCATCCGTTTTGTAGAGTTAGGTTTTGCCAAGGTGTTCTTTGAGTGTATTTTTGGATGTCATCTTTGGTAGCAATCTCTTTCCATTGAGATGGTCTCCACTCTTTGTTGTTGTTGTACGTTCTGAAAAAAAATTTATTTGAGGTTAACCCTGTGAAAAATTGGACGCCTTTCCAACTATCAAGCCAAAAATTTTGAAACAGACCCCACTCACCGTTTTTTCCTGTTGGATTGTCATCGTATTTGCCAGATCTCCAACCAAATTCTGTAGCTTGCTTATTCCAAGTATCGTCCCATTGAGCACTACCTCTACCTAGACCTCCATTATTATCAGTCAGCTGATATTGCTGTATGGGCTTGTTGTCTACGTAGATGTTGCCCTTGACATCAAGAGCGCCTTGCTCCCTGATTTTGTTGACACCGACACCTGAACGGTCATAAGAGAATACCACGCTTTCAGTGGCCACATTGACCATAAACTCAGTCCGAGTGAATTTGTCCTCAAGGATACCGATGACTACCCATGATTGATTAGCTAGATAATTCCCTGAAAGATTAGCCCGTGAATTAACTAGACTTGAAATACTTGACCAGGCCCCAGTAGCTTGACCGTTATCAACTACAAAGGCATTAGCGCCTAGTCTTGCAACTTTGAAAGTCAAAGTCATTGTATTCTTTTGACTTCCTGAGACTGTCAGAGGCGCTACTTTGGCGTTTCTAGTGACCGTCAATATGCTAGAGGTTGAGCCTGTTCTTGCTATGCTAAAGCTGAGAGCAGGGGCAAAATACTCAAGAACGGTCGCGGATATCTCTCTAGTATCAGACCATCTGCCACGGCTATCTGATACGCTTGCTCTGATTTTGATTGTGCCGTTATAATTCATAATACCAAGACTGCCACCGTTTGAGCTTGTCGCTTGGTTTTTACCGACAATCTCAGCACGGTATCCTGTAATGGATGAGCCGTAAGAACCGACTGCACCATTGAAAGATACTTTGATATTAGAGATTACTTGGATGAACGTGTTACCGTTTGGGATGAGGTTCTGTGCTGCAGAGTTCAAATCTGACAATGTGATACCTGAAAATGTAGGCTTGAGATTAGCTGGCACGCTTGCCGTGAATGTGGCTGACTGTGTGCCTGTCTTAGTGTTACCTGAATAGGTATCAACGTAGATAGTCCCTGTTCCGCTTGCTGAGTTTGGGATGTCATTGGCAAAGTCCATAGGGATTGTCCAGCTGGCGGATGTGTCTACATTGCTTGCAATCGTTCCAGTCTTACCAGCCCAGGAATAGCGCACCGTATGCTTGAAACTGGAGCTTTGACGGTTAATGGTGATAGTAACCGAACTACCAATAACTCCAGCGCTCACGCTTACAGAGCTAGAGCGTGGTATAGTCGTCAGGCTAAGACTTGCTGATACTGTGATAGTCCCATGCAGGCCATTATTCGGATTGAACGTGCATGATATAGGTAAGGTCTTAGTCCCATCCGCATTGTGGCTGATTGTACTTGACCCACTAGCAAGAGTGTACTCCTCGCCTGATGTTTCCCACGTTGGGTAGCTGTAATGCACGTTTCGACCGTCTAAATTGAGAGACAAAGTACTGTCTCCTTGATGGTTATGAGTGTAATAGGCGCCTGTACGACTGACTGTCATCCTCCAGTTGACGGTTGATGTGTTAGCTGTGATACTCTGAGAGCCTTGGTCTACATAAACATTGAGATACAAGCTCCCACTTGAGTTACTAAATTTAGCCATTTTACTCCTTTCTATCCTACATAACGAATGACGTTCATGTCAGGGTTGATATGATATTGTTCCTCTCTAAAACGTCCAATCTGGATTGTTTTAGAGAAAATACCATTCTCGATATGAATGACCCCTTGTGAAATATACATGACCTCAACCCCTGCTGAATACATTGAAATCCGTCCGTTTGGACTGAATAGCATACTAGATGAACCATCATTCTTACCGATGACTAAACCCTCATTTGATGAGCTCATGTAGCTGTCAATGAAATTCCAGCGGTCAGATAACTCTCCAAGGTCTTTGGCAATGTTTGACACACGCTGACTAGCTGAAATTAAATCTTTCTCAGCTTGAACTCTTGCCGTTTCGTTGGATTTAACAAAATCCTGATAGGCTTTAATCCAGTTATCAAGCGTGTCAGCGCTAGCCTTGGCCTCAAGCTCAGCCTGAATAATTCCAGCCTTTTCATTGAGAGCGTTCAGCTGTTCTTGAGTTAGACCTTGGTCGGCTTTAGAATTAAGGCTATCCTCAATATCCTCAAGAGCTGGCATCCAATCAATAGGGACTGTCCCAGTATTGACTCTTAGATTTGAAATGATAACTGTTCCATCTGAACCGTTCTCAAAATTGAGATACAAGGCAATCTCTTCAATTAGGTCGCTTGTTCTGCCGTTTGAGTATGGTTTCCACTGCCAAGGTTGAGAATACGTGCCAGATTTAACAGATGTAGTATCTATGTGTTGTCTGCCTAAGACTTTATCATCAGTAGTAAAATCCCACTGTTCTTGCAAACCGTTTCTATATTTAATTACACGATTAACCCTAAAACCTTGAATAGTTTCAGAGGCTATATAGTCAAAAGTTAAATAAAGTGGTTGAATTGGTAGCCATTTATAGGTAGATTGAGCCAGTGAATAGATTTTACCTTGAGTTCCTATAGTTGCTCTAGCGGTTCCTAGTGCAAAGTTACGAGCGCCAACCCTCACATTATCAAAGAGAGCTGTCCACTTGTACAGTTCAGGATCCTGACTATCTGCCTCAGTGAAATCAGTTAGCGTACCTAAATAGCGCTTATTAGTGCTATCAGTTGTACTGAAACCATCTCGACCGTCAGCGGAGTTAGCCCAGGCTCGGTGAAAGTATGGAGTCCGACCATCTGCTCCAGGTTTACCTGGAATACCTTGTGGACCGTCTTTACCGTTTAAACCATCTGAGCCTCTCCACCTCGTCCAGCGATAGTCTGCAGGATTGACGCTGTCAGTTGAGTTAAAATCAACATAGACCCCTATATAGGGCTTATCAGCGTTAGTCTGGCTAAATCCACTACCTGAAATAGAGTCAGCGTAGGCAATGTGAGTGTACTGTGTACGGCCGTCAGCTCCTTTAAGTCCAGGAATACCTTGGTCACCTTTTGGACCTTGCAAACCTTGGAGTCCTTGTAGCCCACGTTCCCCACGGTCTCCCTTTTCGCCTTTTTCTCCTCGGTCTCCTTTAGGCCCAGAGTCACCTTTCGGACCTGTATCCCCTTTTTGACCTTGTAGCCCATCTGATGTGTTGATGAGAGTCAACTGCTCAGAGGCTACCTCTTTGTTATCCACCCATGCTGACACCGTCAAAACCATCTTTTGATCGATGTCAGAGCCTCGGACAATGTAACTAGGGCTTGTGGCTTTGATTACACCATCAACGACCCAACGCCATCCGCTGTTGATAACCTTATTCCCTCTCATGAGAGTAGGAGTCACAATGGTCTGACCTTGGCCATTTTTAAAGGCTATACCATTGTCTGTAGCTAGTTTGATAGTGTAGGGTTTTGACGCCTCAAAAAGTCGCTCGAATGCTGCTTGAATGCCATCCGATAACTTGTTTTCAAGTGCCTTAAAATTCGCAAAAGTAGTTTTGTTGCTTGCCGGATTTGTAAAGCTGATTTTCTGTTCGGTAACTCGTGCTTTTACAATTAAAGTTGGACTAAATCCATCATCGTAAATCTGGACCGTATCCCCGATTTCTACGTCCACAAAGCCATCTACTTCATAGGTGATGGCTGGGTAGCAATGCTGCTTTAATTTCAAGTAAGCAAGCCGTCTCAATTCATTTGGTTCATCTGTGTCAAAGTCGAAATCTCGTCTTGTCCACTGGTCCTCAGCTGTTGCTGAAGTGAAAGTTGAGGGATAGAGTTGCATGGACAACGGTGCATACAGTTGTTGTCCTCTTTGGTAAAACTCTAATTCTCCCCTCTCGTTTTTGATAGACCAATCTCCCAAGTCTTCAATGGTCAGAACCTCTTTTTCAGGCTCGGTTTCCTTCTCTTTTTTCTTAGGAGGTTTTATGATTCGTTTCTCAGTATTAGATGGTCCACCTTTCTTACTAGTCGTCACAGTCTGTTCGATAGAGCCATCTGAACGAGTTGTTGTGGTTGTTGTAATCCGTGTCTTATCAGCTAGCTTTGTTATTTTTGTATGGACTATGGTTTTACTCTTAGTTCCATCTGAAGCAGTGCGAATGATAGTCTCAGTTGTCGAGCCATCCGAATTTTTGACTCTTTGACTTGAAACGTGACGCTCCCCGCTGTCTTCAATCTCAACAGTTGGCATTTTACCAGTTGGCCGGATTGTATTGAAAACACCCGTCTTATCCACTTTCCGGATGATAGAGCTAATATTTTTACCATATTTTAAAACCACATCATTCCTGATACGACCAACTCCTTGGTGTGTATCGTCGTGTTCATGATATATATTTACAGTAAAGTTCTTAAGGGTGCTATCTGCTTTTAATTGCGTGTCAAATTCAATCTCAGCATTGAATTGTTTCGCAAGATTAAGCAAGCGAGCAAGTTTTGTTTCTTGTGTCGTCCACTCAATGATGCGTTGCTGGTCTGAAACCTCGTTAATTCCAATAGTGAGATGAGCATAGTTCAGTAAAGCCATCTCTTTGCAATATTCTGCAAAAGTCATTGTTCCCGTTGCTTTGTAAGGATTTGCTAACTCATTAATCAATTCAAGATTCAGATTCTCACAATAGCATTTGATTGTCTGCTCGTTCTCTTCCACCGACATCACATTAAAGAGATAGGTACGTCCATTGTGTCGGAACGATACCCAAGCACGTTCGTTTAGATGCTGGTAGGCCTTTGATGAAGCTGTGTCTGATTGCATTGCTTTCTTAAAGACTGTAAACTCAAAAGTTGAGGCCCCTGTTGGCATATCTCTTGACCATGTATCGTTATAATAATTAAGCGTGTTCTGCTTACTATTATCAACAAAAGCAACCTTTTGCAAGTTTGCATCGTGAATCGTTAAAAGCATTATAGCCACCTTTCTTCAAATTCAATTGTTACAGTAGGCTTTTTTTTGACCCAGCTTGAGCAATAGACCTCAAGTTGACTCTTTCCTGGAGGAATGCTCAAGAATTTTGAACCCTGGACAACATCTGCAGCCCTCTCAATACCATCCACCATGACGGAATCATTCTCGCTATCAAGGATGATATTTGACCCTATAGGATAGCGATTAGGAATGTCCCTTGAAGCCTGTACAAAATCTTTGCGATACAACAGCTCATCAAGATACAAGTGAGGGATAATTGCCTTTCCACGAAAAGCACCTATCGTCACATGGACCTTAGCTGATTTTTTACCTTCTATTTCAGGAACAATAAAATTATAGTATGAGCCGTTGTAGTAAACTTGAACTTTCTCATCATTCCTTTTGAGCTCAAACTGCCCTCTTGATAATGAAAAAGGATTTTTATTCCTGTCGCTTGAGGAATCAAAATCGAAACATTTTAAAAAGTTGAAATCGCCTTTGTTATCTGTTGCAAAGACATTAAATCCACAATATAGCCCTTTATAGCGCTTGTAAGTTTCAACACCATACAAAAACTGCCCATTAGTGTCAGATACAGTCACTTTAATAAACCCACATTGAGTAACTGAATCCAACTGATAAACCAGCTTGCAAAAAATGTAATCATCAAGCGAGCCTTTCTCTCCTGTAGAGTCAGCAGGAATCTCCCATGACAAGCCTGTTGAGTAGCTTTCATTGTATGTGCCGCTAGATTGCTCTCTTAGTTTGACACGCTTCTTGCCGTTTGCTGTGACTAGCTCGGATGTTCCGTTTAAATTCTCTGGGCTATTAGTCACTGAACCAATCTTGACCGCTCTAGCAAAGCCATCAACGATTTTGTCGCCTCTAAAGTCAAGCAAGACCTCAGACTGTTTAACTATCTCAGTATCGATCTCCTTAGGATCTCCAACCTCAAGAGCTCCGCTGGTGTTAACTAGACCGATATACCCATTCTCAGCATTATGTTTGACTTTAACGATTGGAAATGCGCTCTCTGTGCCATTATTTGTAAGATCAAACACCATCTTTCCTGCTTCGATAGTTGCGTTTTTGTCGTTATCAAATCGCTTATAGACTGAACTATGAGCCACACCATCAGGAATGATGAACTTAATAGACCCGTTTGAACGTCTCCCGCTTGCCTCCTGCATAGAGATATCATCAATTACCATGGCCAGATAATACTTATCTGGCTCATCTGAAAAGGTCAACTCTTTAGGACTATCGACATTAAAAATACCCGCAAGCTTGTGCTTGAGGGTATTTCTGTCTTTGGACCAGATGGAGAAGTCAACCTTGATATATTTTGCATCAATGGTTTGTTGCTGGATATTCACGCCAATTCTTGGGGCATGGTCGATAGAGATAGAGCGATTATTCCCAATATCTCGTTGGATGTCATGGATTTCAATAAACTCTTGTAAATCTGTTTTATTAAAACTCATAGTCACTTCGCTCATTCAATCACCCCTTTCATTCTTAGTAGCATTTTCTCACGCTCTTTCTGAGTCTTAGTAACAACATCCGTAACTTTTGAGTTATCCAGATAAGCGTTTGTGTCCTTGTTAAGGATATCAGTAAGCAATTTTTCTAAACTTGCTCTCAGAATCGTCATCTCAGACACGATTTTATCTATATTTTGCCCATTTTGGACACTTGTAGATTGGATAGTAATACTACGTTGAGCTTGTTCGATTTCTTTAAGAAATTTAGCGTCACTCGGGATCCCGATACCAGAAGCATATTTAGGAACGCCCATCTCACGCATCAAACGTCTAGTTTTATCTGCTCGCAAGACCTTTGAACCTCTCGGAAGAGGAAGCAAGACATCTCTGCCTTGAGGAATAAAACTCTGACCATCTGGAAGAGTAACCATTTCCTTGTAGTTGCTATTTCTTTGATCATTGACAACGGCAAGACCACCAGGGTGATAGTTGGTACCGTGGGCATGCTTGCTCGCAAAGATATTCGTAAAGAAATTACCAGTAACACTATCAATCCAGCTTCTAATACCTGAAAGAACTCCAGACGCATTATCTCGCGCATTGATTGTAACCGTTTTGTCTTGAATACTATTAACACCACTTTGTACTTCATTTACAGTTCCTTGCGTGCTATTCTTAGCAAGAATATCTACTGGATTATATTGTTTAATGGCATTAATAGCACTGCTTGTCTCATCTCGTACACCACCAGTCTGGTCAGTCGCGAACAAATTGATAGGTGCTATTTGTTTCGGAGAGTTTACACTTGCTTGAGCACTCCCGACAGCAGCACTTGTATTATCTACTGCATTTAAAGATTTAGTCTCGGCAGATGCAAAATTCCAAGCTGTAATCTTATCGATAGATAACTGACCATTATTCAAAACATTCGTCGGATCTGCCTTCAAATCTTTTGTAAATGGAGTCGTAGCATTCCATGTTGTCAAAGTATCAGTAGAGCGAGCTACTGCTTTTTGGATACTCTCATCATTGGCCAGCAACTCCTTCTGTTTTGGTGTGAGCGATTCATAGTTAGATAGAGCCTTTGAGGCTTCCTCTGCCTTATTCATAACATCGGCATTTTTCATAAGGAGTTCTTTGACTTTAGCTGGCATACTGTTCCATGTTTTAAGATGGGTTTCACTATCAAAGATAGCTTGTAGGCCAGCTTGATTCTTGACAATAACTTGTTTCTCTTCGAGGGTCATGTCTTTCCATTTACCGGATTCGACAAGAGCCTCAGCGATAGTCGCACGAGCGTTTGAGCTGATATCCGCAGTTTTAGCAATAAACTGCAATTGTTCCCAACCTTCCGCAGATTTGGCAGCCTCTCCGATAACTTCCTTAACATTGGATTTGACTTGAAAATTCCCATTCTTATCAATGTTGCCGACCAACAACGACCAAGCATCATTAGCCTCTTTCACTTCCTTGCTCATCTCACTAGTATAGTTAGCAAGGATACTATGCGAATTCCCAACCTTTTGAGAGGCTTCCGCAGCTTTCTTCCCGATTTCTTCATAGGATAGGCCGTACTCTTCCAGAACTTTCTTGGCTTCTTCCCAATAGTTCCAACTTTGACCAGTTCGAGCTTTCACCTTATCGTCAAGATTTCGCATAACCTGGTAATACTTACTTCCCAGAGCTTCCATCGTTTGAGTATGGTTAGCTTCAATCTCTTGCATTTTCTTGTTGTAAGTTTCTTGATCTATTGCTTTTCCGTCAAGTAACTCTTTCCACTCACTCTTTGAGTTCTCGTAGAGTTTCTTTTCTTCATCAAGCGCTTGTTTCAAAACATCTTTAGTATGCTTCAATTGCGTTTCATTCAGACTTCTGACGTCGCCATTCAAAGCTTGTAAAGCTGCCTTCTGTTGTTCAGCTGACAAATCCATCATGGAAAGTTTCGCCTTAATCATCTCATTCTGATTGTTGAGGATGATTTCTTTCTCCTCTTGAGAGAATTTGCTTGCATCACCATTATGACGTTGATAAATCTCATTGATTTGATTCATCAGCGCTTCTGTGTTACTTACCACCTGAGCATTTTTCTCTTTTGCTCTTGCGACATCTTCTTCAGAAAGGCCCCATTTTGTAGCCAATTCCTGCATTCTCTGATTCGCTTTTTCAGCTCCAGATACAATCTCATCATAAAGTTTTTTAAAGGCTCCGGAGACTTTCTCAGCGCTTCCTGCTGTGCTTCCGAAGTTTGCAACAGCTGTACTAGTCTCGTCAACAGTCTTTTGAAAATTTCGCAATTCTCCACGCTGAACATCATCCAAAGTAGAGCTAAATTCCTCAGCTTTGATACGAGCTTTATCTTTCTCGTTAGATAAATAGGCTAGAGCACCAACCAGTAGAGCCGTACCTCCAACTAAAAGTCCAACTGGACTCGTCAATCCAGCCAAAGCTGTCTTAAGTAGTCCAGTTCTTCCAGCAGTCACAGCTACCTGAGTTCCCAACTCAGCAACTTCCGTGCCCGCTTTTCCAAGACTTAACCCCTTAGAAAACAGATTCGCAACCTTACTACCACCTTTAAATAAATAACCTAATCCCGTTGATGTATTCCCCAACATATTCAGCAATGGATACCCCAAAGCTAAGAAACCACCAAAACCAAGTACTAACTTCTGTGTACTTTCGGGTGCCTTATCTAACCACTCAATAAACTCATTTGCCTTTTCAAGGAGAGGCGTGAGTAGAGGCAAGAGTTTCTGACCGATGTTGATTTGAAGTACTTCCAAACTTGACTTGAATCGCTCTACTCCATTTTTAGATGATTTAGACAGCTCATCCGCCAATTTCTTAGTATAGCCACGAGCATTTTCAGTTTCTTTAGTAAGATTACGTAGCGCGTCTCCTCCTTGGTTTATAAGGGCATTCATCCCAGTTTGAGCTTCAACACCAAAGGCACGAGCGATAGCAGACGATTTCTCAGCATCTGTCCACCCTTTTGTTGATTCCTTGATGCGATCAATGATGTCAGGTAGTTTTAAAGCGCCAGATTGGAACTCTTCAACACTAAAACCAAGCTCTTTCATTGCTGCAGCATTGGATTTAGAAGGCTTGAGCAATTTAGAAAGCGCACCACGTAAAGCTGTACCGGCCTTTTCCCCAGCGATACCATTATCAGAAAGAAGACCGATAGCTGCAGACGTTTCCTCGATAGACATGCCCAAAGAGTGAGCTACAGGACCTATATACTCCATAGCTAGCCCCATATCTGAAAAGCCAGCCGATGTCTTATTGGCCACATAAGTCAAGCTATCTGTAACACGGTTCGTGTCCTTAGCCTCTAGGCCAAACTGACGCAAGATGTTAGTCGAAGCATTCATTACCACGTTAAAATCATCGCCCGATGCCTTAGCAGCATCTAAGATAGCAGGCATAGCTGCAATAGTTTGATTAGCATCAAACCCTTTTTTGATAATTTCCTGCATCCCCTCATTGATTGAGGATGTTGAAATACCATACTGTTTCGCCCAACCTTTCGAACTCTCACCCAATTTTTGTGTGGTACTATTCAGTTCTTCCGCTGTTGGGATTGTATCTGCTAGGAGCGACTTGGTCGTATTCATTTGGCTTTCAAAGTCTATAGCTTTCTTAGTTGACAAAGCAAATCCAGCAGTAAGAACTGTCGATACAGGCTTCATAGCATCCCCCATTGCACGGAGTTTTTCGCCACCACGCTTAAAGGTGTCTCCTAGCTTGTCCATCTTCCCAGCCCAGCTATTTTCGCGACCAACATCTTTCAAAGCTTTTTCAACTCCACGTAGCTGGTTTTCCATCGCTGCCAACTTAGCATTCTCACGCTGAATATCAGCAGCAGCTTTATCAAAGTTAGCTGTTCCAGGGTCGAGTTTATCAAAACTTTTCTTCATCTCATCCAAAACTTTACGTTGTGAATCAATAGCTTGCCCTAAAGTCTTGTATTTAGCTTGAAGTAAGCTAGCATTTTTTTCATTTCCTTTCAAAGTACTATCC